CAATATGTGGAAGGCCACTTTCTGCGTCAATGTCTTCGCCTCTTTGTAAAGCAGCGAGGTGGCGGAGCATAGCAGCAGTGAGACGACTATAACTAATACCATTTCTCCAATTATGCTCGTCATACTTCTTAGCTCCAAAAGTTAATACCTTGGCAAGACCCTCTAGAGCATCGAAGTCTAGGAGATCCATTCGAGGTTTGTCGTTATCATACTTGAGCCCCCCTTCAGGGGTTAAGTCTTTAATGTCTTTTTCGTTAATCATTTGTGTTGGTAATATGCCACTCCTAGCAGCATTAACCCTACTATTAGTAGCATACATTTCCTCAATTTGCTTGTCTAATCGTGGCATTAGCCACGTCTGTTTTAGTTGATCTGCTCCAAGTACCGCAGTTAGTGCACTGATATCTCTGATAAGACCCGCTGATTGTTCTTGCGGTGCCTCGTCGTTGAATAGCTTTTGATCCACAGTTTGGGCATACATGTTCATCTTGTCCATCGTATACATTCCTATTAGGATGTGATTTAATCCAAGGAAGCACTTTGTGATATACCTTTTCAAGTAACACAACGTCTTGCTTGTTATACTTTTCCATGATCTTCCATGCATTGGGATCGCCATTCATACAGCGTACCCACAATCCATGACCTTCATGTCCTGTTTTAGAGCCAAGGCCTAGGCGTTGCGCTACATAATCAAGTTTGTTAGAAGGGAAGCGGAAGTTGCTACGCATTGTCCGTAATAGGTCAATCTGCTTATATGGAGCTGGAGGAGACATATCATTTAACAAGAACTCCTTGTTTAGTGTTGGCATGTCGAACTTAGTGCCGTTGTAGTGAACAACAGCATCTGCTTCGTTAATCATTGTGTAAATCCGCTTAAGCATTTTCTTATCGCTGGATTGATGCACTGAATCGAAGAAGATTTCTTTTTCACCTAACCATTTAGCAGCCCAGCACATTACGTACGAAGACTCCTGCAGTTGGTTAATAGAGACGTTCTGTTGCCACAGCCCCCATACGTGAGCCGTATTGGGACTTGTTTCAATATCTAGTAATAATATCTTCACGGTTAGAACTCCATAGTCTTGTGAGCTTGCCACAATAGATTACCAATGGAGTCAACAAGACCTTCATTATCTCTCATAGCGTCTTGACCTAATGTATTTAACAACATATGCATTAGTTCATGATAGAATGTAATACCTTTGAGATCATCAGGCTTGATGTTGCTATCAAACCAGATCTCTCCAGCATCATATCTACACAACCCATGAGCATCAGTGGTGGACATACCATCCTTTAATAGGATGTTAATTGTTTGCCCACCTAATTGAAACTTACTGGGTAGTTTGAATTTGCTCATTTGTTTCTTTTTTAGGACGACCAAGCATTAAGAATTGATCAGCATTGTACCAACAAGCACGTAGTTCACTTTCTTCTGGATTTGGTGTTTTTGCCAACAAGGCATCAAGGAATGTATTAGCAAATAAGCTACGCTGACTTATTGATACACCCTCTTTAAAGCCTTCTAAGAAAGCACCCCGCAAGGCATTGTTCATGTCTTGTTCTGTTACACGTTGTTCGTGTAGTGTGGCAATTGCCATATTATTGCATCCCTTCTGGTCCTTCGACTACAACAACGCTACGTGTGTCAACGAGTTGTACTCCGTTATTAATTAAGATATCCATAGCCATTTCAAGTAACAGATGTACTTGATTTGTGCTAAGGTTGGCATGGAAGTCTACGCTCCCATCCGCCATTTCGATTACTTGATGTATTTTCATTCTAGCCATTCTTTTGGCAGACCATCACGCAAATCCGACCACATAAAGCCAGCCTTAGTTGCCCAGTCTCCGTAAGAAGTTTTAGATCCTTTTCTTAATTTAACTCGTGCATTTTGGAAGAAGATATAGAAGGTATGGTCAGGATATTGTTCTTTGACCCATATCATCTTTTTTCTATCTTCAACAGTTAGTTTGCCTTTAGTTTCAATGTAAATTTTATCTTTTACTTTCCAGTCAGGAATGTAAGTTCTTATGGCTTCAGGTTGCTTGAACTTCAGGCGGTCCGGTTCGTATGTCACTGACTCCGGAATCAGAGTCCTGAACTTCGCTTCGAACTTCGATTTGTAAGTTTGGAGGAACCCACTGTTCTCCTTGATTTCTTTGGATGTATAGGAGCCTGCCATTTAGGATGATGTTATGTGCTTCATTTGTGTAAATTTCCCTTACATACGTGTACATGTCAACAGCATTAGTGCAATAATCAATTGCATCATGGTGGTGTTGCATAAACTTAGGCCATTTCTGTCTTGCTTTGCCGTCATAACCTGGTATATTGTCTGATACGTCTCCTAAGATTAATTGCTTGTAAAAGCTTTTTAATCCTTCAATGGGAGTTACGAACGATCGTTCTTTGGTTACAAAGTTAAAATGATGACCAGAGATCATTTTTAAGTCTTTGTCAATAGAACAGACAACAAAGGACATTTGGTCCTCACAGTCTGTGGCAGCGATACCGATAAGATCGTCTGCTTCACAGCCTTCTGAGATAACCGCATTCCATGTTTCGACAAGGTAGTCCCTGCACGCCTGTAGATGTACAGGTTTGGGCTTGTCTTTACGATTGGCTTTGTACTCTGGATATATGTCATAACGGTAGTTACCTTTGCCAGTCAAAAAGCAACGGTATTCGTCACTTTCTGACTCACGCAGGATATCACGCATCATGTTTTCTATCCGAAGTACAGCAATCTCTTCAGGTTCATGTTCGGCACTAGCAGAACAGCGATATGCAACGATATCACCGTCTATTAGTGCTTGCATCACTCTACAGTAGGCATATCAAACTCTACCATTTCGCTTTCTATTTCTTCGATTGTTGTTTTCTTTTTACCGAAGACGAAGTCCTCAAGTTCTTTTGCGGTGGCAATGACGTCGGATACTTTGAGCGACTTAGCACCCACAGAAAGAATTGCTGTAGCGTTGCTAAGAGACGACTGACGAATGATGTAGACTTGACGTGCTGCACGCTCTTCTGGGGTCTCGTACGTACTACGTGGGGTTGGGCTGGCTGCCTTGCTTCCAGCAGTACTTGCTGGTGCTGCTTGACTACCGTCTGCTTTTTTGGCACTGACGAATTCGTCGTACCCTTTGTCGTTTTTGGCTTCTGTGACTTCAAATGTTTCTCCTGCTTGTGCTTTAGATAAGATTGGGTATACAAACTTCTTGCTAGATACAACGTTACGTGTTGATGTTTTACCATCACCTGTAAAGTTAATTTTAGCAATTTGGTATGATCCACGATCATCAATAATAACACCGTTAACTGTAATTAACATACTTTCCTTTTTCTAATGATTCATTGTGGGGCCATAGTGGCACTCACATGCTAATGGTATATTTGGTTTAACTCCGAACATCCTCTCAAAGTTTGTCGGCATGTCCGCAAAGCTATCCTCAAATAACTTAATAGTTCTTTCTACTTCTACATCGTCTACATCTACGAGGATACTGTCATGGATAGTTCCAATAAGACGTCCTCTAATTCCTGCTCGCTTAAACCTTTTCGCAAAGCATACTCTGATAATTGCCATGATGTCATGACCAGTTCCTTGTACAGGGTGATTTGTTAGTGTTGTCCATGGGATGGCTAGGTTGCCTTTGAAATCACGAACCAAGTCGAAGTACCATTCCCGTCCCTGAGGCCCAATGATAGGGAGACGTTGGCTGACCAATCGTGCCCAGGATTTGTGAGTAGTATCCAGTCCCTTGTATTTGGTGAAGAACTTATCTCCAATAGATTCCCAAAACTTAACCGTGCTGTTTGTTGCGGCAAATTCGGGGTCTTTGGAAAAGGCGTAAGCACTTCCTCGATAGATAGTTCGAAAGAGGTACTTCTTTGCGATAAGTCGGCTAGGAAGGCCGAAAGCTTTTTCATTCTCGCTATGTAAGTCTCGTCCTTCAAGAATCTCCTCCATCCCTACGGGATCTTGTGATAACCAAACTGCTGTCCACCATTCCAGGGCTTTTGCGTCTGCCTGTATAATCATTTCTTAGAAGTAAGAGCACATGTTGGGTGTGCTTCTTTAGGATGAAATAGTTTGTCATACACATCACGATTAAACATCATTAGAGCATCTTTAAAGTCTGAAGCTCCATGAATAGCGATGTATTCACTAAGATTAGACATGACAGTGTGTTCCCAAGACTCCGCTGCTACTAGCGCTAGCTCCTCTGAGATGATCATTGCTTGTTTCAGCTTGCCCATATTCACTCCTTACAAAGTTCTGCATCTCCGGAGGCATATTCTGGAGATTTGGTTTGGTAGATGATAATCTACCGGTCCATGTTGTTACTTGATTGAACTGCCCATGGATTTTGTTTTTAGGCCAATGCATTTCTTCATTGATCTTGATGAAACCTTGATAGAACTCATTGACTTTGGTTAGCTGTGCTAATTTAAGAAGTAGCGGCACTACACCAGTCTTGTCTTTGAGTTTACGAAGTGTGTCTTCATTGGTGGACCAAAGTCCTTCTTTCTTTAATTCTGTACCTTTAATAGGTTTAACGAGTCCATCCAAGTGATGAGTTTGTCGATCAATCGAATAGCGAGGCTGTCCGAGCTTTCCCCCTGACTTATATAATCCTGCCAGGACACGTCTTTCTTCCTCAATAGTGCCTCCATAGAGATAGGCACTAAGGTGATCAGTGCTATTGAAGTTAACAGGTATATGAGGATATCTAGACCCAAGTTCCGAAGCGATTTTACTGATTTCTTCAGAAAGCTCGTTACTTGCTTCAAGAATTGCGTCAAGGTCGACTGGGATGCCATTGTATTCCATTTCTTCTAAAGTTAGTAAGTCTTCACAACAGAGATGTATTAGACGCCATTGCTGTGGTTTTAAGATACTTAGTTGTTTGTAGTATAATAACAACGTTGTTTTAACGTCATTGATGTTGTATTCCGATAAGATGTCCCAAGGAACAGCATCGGTATCAATACCCTTTTCCCAGTATTCAGTCTTGACTACATCTGTTTTTTGTGGGAGTTCATACTTTTCCAAGCAAGTAGCGAGGCTAGGATACTTAGTACGCTGACGGCTAATAACATACTCAGCAACTTGACAATCAAAGACTCGCTTGTCCAAGGTATCAATGCCGTAGCGACGCAACCAATGAAGGTCGAACTTAATGTTAAATCCAATAAGTAGCTCTGCACTGTTAATGGCTTGTTGTAGTAGTCGTAATCCCTCACTATTGGGATGCACACAATTATGTGTAGTGCCATCAGTCCAAGCAACAGAAACAAGTTTGTTAGTAGCATCGAATGGGTTTCCTTTATTAGAAGTTGTACACTCTATGTCTATTGATAATAGTTTCATCGACCAGTGGCAATAGGATTATAGATTGTAGCAGGTGCTTGTCCGAATGTCATTGCGCTACCTGCAGATTCGCCTGTGGCTGTATAGAAGAATGTTAGTGAGTCAGCAAATGTTGTTGTGCTGATTAGTAGGAGTGTAAAGATGAGTAGTTTCATACATCCGCCTGAAAAGTACTGGTTTGGATTTCAGCATATAGACGTTCATTCTGTGTGTCTTTATAAATTGAGTTACATTTCTCACAGAACACATCAGCATCTTGTAGGCTTTCAAAGACACCAAGAGTATGTGCTTCATAGCCAACACTATGGGGATCAATTGGTTCTAGTAGTTTACATTTTCTAAGTACGACATAACACGGTGTAAAGCGTTTTCTTGTCATGATGGCATATCCACGTAACGGGCAATGCCCGGATTGATTTGGACTTCAATGCGTCCATGTCTCATTTCTGGTAATGTGTCAATATCACCAGTGAGCTTATTTTTAGAGATGTTTAGGAATCTGACATAGTCCCAGCCTTCATCGTAGATCTTACCGATGCCTAGAATCCAGTCAGCTTCCGCTTGTTTGGATGTTTTTGCATTAGCAACGTTGTTCATGGTGAGCCACCGCTGGCCGTCACCTGAACCGTCTGCTTGCGTAACACCGATAACAGGACCATATTGTTTGGCTAGTTCACGAGCCCATACGTAGATTTCACCTAATCGGAGATCTTCACGGTCATTCTTGAATCCACGGATTTTATCGATCTGATCAAGGATGATAAGTTCAGGATCAAGCTGAGCACAGAGACGTTCGATGTCGGTAGCTGACATAGATACCCCGTCAACCATCTTAAAACGGTCACCAAGGCGTTTATCGAACTCAGCCTTGGCATGGGGTATATCTCGGAACAACTCTACGTGTGTGAGCCCTAAGGCAGCTTGGTAACAACGTACCATAACCTTGTCACACTGCTCTTCGTTGTTAATCCACAAGACAGTACGCTTGGCTTGTTGAGCCATGCGAGTAGCTTCTGAAGCTAGGAAGGTAGTTTTACCTGTTTCAGGTCTCGCAAAGATGAAACCAAAGTCACCTTTACGCAGTGAACCAAGAGATTTATTAAGAGAATCGAGTCGCCATCGCAACCCAGGCGTGGCGTATGTTTGTTGATGTAGCGTAGCTAAGTCTGTGGTTGTGAACTCAAACTCAGTAGGATCAACAAGTTCTTCGGCAGTTTCTAATTGTTTAACAAGTTTGTTAACATCTTCTATGCCTTTACGTCCCTCACTAGCATCGTAAGATACCAGAGCTAGTTGCGACAATACAGTTTTCTGCTTATACGCTTTAAGCAGATCCGCAACTAACTCCGGTCTTACATGGCAGGACCTAATAGTCTCGAGAACAGCTCTGTGTGTTTTATCAATCTTTCCAGATGTTTCACAGATGATCTCGAATTCCTCGACAGTAATGTCGGTATCATGTTTGGCATGATAGTTGTCAAGGATGGACAAGAGAGTTGATAGTTCTCGTGTAAGTTGCTTTGGAGCAACATATTTACGATAATCTATCCAAGTTTGTTTAACAAGTAGAGACTTCAATACTTGAAGTTCTATCATATTAAGCTTTATTATTATGTTATTAATATATTATTAATTATTATATATAAATATTATAACATGGATTTTTTAGTTTGTCAAGAAGTATTTGATCTTTTCATCAGTATATTCTTTTGGATCTAAGTTAGTGAATACACACATAGCTTTGAGTCCAATTGATTGACTTCGGTTGACAATATCATGTGCGTTTTTCCACTTGTCTGAGTCTAACCAGACTAGGATACCACCACAAATACCTTTTAAACGCATCAGAAGGGGTGTAGAAGCCTCTGAACCCCATAAGGGCATGGCGTAGCCTTGCCGTGCTATTTTAATGGCACTAAGGAGGTCTTCTGTAAGAATTAGAACATTCTGTTTTTTACCCAAAGGATACAATAAATCATGGATTTTACCCTGTGATTTGTATTTGCTATGAGCATTTGTAGCAAAATTACGACCTTGATAGGCCATTAATTCTTCACCTTTGTACAATGGATAGATAAGTTGTTCTTTGGAAGGCGACCACAACATTCGATAAAGCATTCGTTCGGTCGGGGTAATTCCGTACTTATCAAGCCAGTTTACAGCGATGTGTGGTAAATTAGCAACACAGTCATGTGGTAATTTAACAACAGTTGTATCAATAGTGTTGTTTTTTGGCACATAATACTTAGAACCTGTTGTATATCCGCAACCAAAACAGTAAGCGGAGCCGTCGTCATAGACGCCAAGGTTGTCTTTAGAGCCACATTTTGGACATCCCTCGTGTTTAACGAAGGTTGCCATTAGTAAATATGTTTACGGATAGGTGATGGGAAGTAGACTTTAGTAGTCTGAGCCTTCTGCTTTTTCGTCGTACGCATTTAAGTCATCTCTTTCTGTATATTCAATATCTTCAGCAATTGTAAGGAAACATTTGTTACACATGTCAATGTAGTCACCTGTTACAACAGCTTTACGAGTTGCCTCGAAGTCAGTTAATACGCAATTACAAGATAGACATCTCATACTACCTCTACTTCTGTCCATGCTGCAAAGTAATAACGTTCTCCATCACTGCCTTGACAAGGGGCATATGCACCATCAACGTGTGTGTAGGTATATGTTATAGTTGCATCAGGTACAGGTGCATCTGGAGGGATGTGTACATTTAGATTAGTAATAATAAATTTATCACCACGTTTTAAGTTGTATAGTTCACTCATTAGTTTTTGTCCTTTACTTGATGATGCTTAACAAAATCTACTGCGTCCCAGAAGCCGTTCTCGTAATCTGTTGAGTTAATGCCTGTCATGGTAATGTCTTGATACCAGACAATCATCTTTTTTAGGTGCGCTAATTGGTCTTGCATTTTCTTTAGCTCATCACACGGCATGGCGACTACGTTGTTTGGCCTCGCCATCATACCGTCTGCGTAGCCCAGTGCTTTACCCCGTTCTATTGCGTCTAAGACATGTTGCTCCTCTTTGTGTTGGGGTATGCGGCCGCTCATAGATTCTGCAAACCATATCATGCCGTCAATAAGCCTATCACTTTCTCCCCCTATGTAAAACCGAAGAGTTCCGAATTTAGACTTTACTTGTACTACCTCAATCTGTGGTTTATTGTTGCCGTCAATGTAGCTTTGGATGGTGCCGCAAAGCTCGTCAATTAAGTCAAACCAGCCATCTCCACACTCAAACCCCCAGCACATACAAGTCTCTGTCATTGGTAGATTTCTTTGTGCAAATAGTTTTGGGTACTTACTACATAGTAGTTCGTCTAGTTCTTGTTTCATTTCTCTTGTGCCTTTCTTAAATAAATCTAGCAATGATATAAACAATAACCGCACCAAGTAACCACCATTTAAAACTGCCATCAAATACCCAGTTTATAAAGTTCATTTTATAGTCCCGTTCAATTCAATGATGCGATAAAGTCTTTCTATTTCATGTTTTAATGGTTCTACATTTTCTGGCACATTTAAAACTTCTGAAATTCCAGCTGCACCACCACATTTATGGCAACACAGCTTCAACGCCTTTATCTCAGCTTGTTGCTGGCATAGCATTTCAATAGCTTGTTTAACTGCTGGTAAATACCCAACAGAAAGCATCTTTTCAAACTCCTTTAAATCAGCCAGTTCTTTAGCGTTCATTTTCTTACCTGTAAAAGTATTGGCCCGAATCTATAAACATAGTATAAATCGCCACCATTAAAGCGCACTGAGTTCCACTGTAATGGCTCGCCTTTAAACCACGGTGCTTTGTAAAATCGGATGTTCATGCGGCTTCTGCATAGAATAGTGGTGTTGATGTGGTCATTTCATCCGGACGTTCAATAGCATCACCGTTGAATGAGATTTTGTTGACAGGAAACTCGATGTTAAGACATCCCATACCATCGGAGCCCTCAATAGCGACGATTTGATCACCTTCTTTGAAGTTACGTTTACGATCACTGGAGGGGATAATAGCCCACAGTTGACCGAATGTTTCGAGAGCTTCTGCTGTTAAGCCTACAAGGATACGATCATCTACTTGTTGTTGCCAGAATAAGTTAGACATATGCTTCCTTTATGATTGCTTTACTGTATGATTCTAAGGTAGTACCTTCTAAACCTGGTGCTGTATTCACTTCTAGTGCGTAACACTTGTCATAGTGTGCGTTGTAGATAATGTCAACAGCACCAAAGTCTAGACCGAGGGCAGCCACTGCCGAAAGAGCTGTTGTTCTGAGATCGGTTGGCTCGATAATGTCATCACGACAAAATACAAAGCCATTAGCATGATTGCGAATGAGGAAATCGCTATCAGGTGAATTAGTACTACGTCTTTTTTCTTGTAGATCGATGACTTGATTTCTGAATACATGGACACGGAATTCTTTCTTCTTTTTAATATATTTAGTATATAATGGTGCGTCTACTAGTTCTTCAGGTGATCGTGCAATAACAATACCAAGACCACTATGAGCACGAGTAAGGGTCCGAGCAAAGACTTTATGTCCACTATCCAACCATTCCAATGCAGTATCATAATCTGTAGTCCATTCTGGGCACGAGACTTCAAAGCGACGCCACTGGCTAAAAGTAAGCAACTTATCACTAGCAAGGCGTACGTTATCAGGATCATTGTAAATACGACAATTTGGTATGTTACGAAAAGCACTGCTACTACCCCAATTAATAAGTACTCGAGAACGTTTGAGAAAAGGGACACGATCATCTCTAATGGAGAGTACATTCTTCTGTAATTTCTCGGAAAGGAACATCTGTAAAGTCCTTGCGGATCGACTCCCTGCCTTGTATTTCATGACCGCTATTTTGCTGCTTAGGCGATGTTGCTTCATCTAATGCCTCCGTTACACAATCAGCACATACAATACGATACTGATTAGGTTTGTTTTTGTACTTGAATGATGTTAAGCATGCTTGGTTTTCTTTAAGAGCACCACCACACTTATCACATTCATTATGTTGTACAACGTTTTTCCACAATGCTTCTGGTATTTTAACATTGTTGTACATGTCAACAGTTTCTGCTGGTCTAACGTCACCCAACCAAAGAGAATGACCACAGTTTGTTGAGTAGGTAGAGCGAACGACACCGGTAGCATATCCAGATTTAATTAATGTATGGATATCATCAATGTTTACTTTCTGAGCTGCAATGCCTACAAAGTCAATGCCACCAGTAGGCCATACTGTTTTACCACGAACACGAATCATATTATTAGATTGTACTTCGATAAGTTCTGTGATTCTAATTAATGGTTCATCATTAAACTTAAAAGCATTCGGGCCATGAATCGTAGTTGAGGTATTCGGGATATGTTGTGTCTTGGGGGAAGTATGCACTACTACCCCCGATGGCTTTGGGCGATAAGCCTCATAGCTTTCTGTCTCTTCTGCACCTTTAAGACCATATGAATAGATTTTATTGGTGTCAAAGAGTTTAGCAGTTTGGAATTTGTTTGTTTTACGATTAACTAACCATTCAATCATACCACCTTCAGAGGCTATGTAGATCATATCACTAGTTTCAATGTATGCTAGTGGTCGCTCACTATTACGAGTAATGTTGAGTTTGCCTGTCTCACGATCATACCAGATGAATGCAAAGGCACCATTGATTTGACTGAGAACTTCTTTAGCAGGCTTTTCATTGAATGCGTGAGCGATAGCATGGCTATCAACCTCGACTTCTTTGTTGAAGTCTTTTTGATTATGTAATGTGCCGTTGTGTACAAGACAGATCTTACCTTCAGCAAATGGATGAGCATTCTCTGTGTTCACAGCGCCACGAGTTGCATAGCGGTTGTGACCAACAAGAACATTCATGCTGTTGATTGCTTTGGTACGGAAGTCGCCCCACTCATCACAGCGAAACATCAGCTGTGGTTCTACGGCTTGTTTAAGGATACGTGCTTGTTTATTTTTATAGATACCAAACACACCTGTTGAGTCTTCGCCACGAATACTATCAGATACTAACATGCTTTGAAACATGTCAAGATCTGAGTGTACGAATCCTGATGGTGATTTGGATATCATTGCGACAATCCCACACATAATTAAATCCTTCCGTCCATTATACTTTTGGTACTGTTATTAATAAATAACTTGCTAATTGCAAAGTCTTCTTGCATTTTCTTTTCGAAGCTTAGTGATTGTAACAACGTAAAGTACTCACCAAAGACCATATTGCCGAAGTTACTATAGTTACCGTTTTGACTAATAGCTTTAATGCGTGTTTCAAGTTCTTCCGATTCTAATGTAGTTGCATAACGATATAGACGATACAAGAGATGCAACCAAGTAAAGACAACGTTACGATCTTTAGTACCACGAAGATGACGAAACTCAATTGTTCCATATTCGTTAAGTGGTTTAACATTTAAACCTGTGTATTTAGACCAAAATTTGTAAAGATCACCACTGTGCATAAGACCTTTGAAGCCATTGTAATATTGTGTATTACCAATAGGAACACAGAAGATAGATTTTTTACGTTCACTACCTGCGAAGTCATACAATAGATCTTCAAAGCATTGATACAATATAACAATATTATATATTTGTTTAAGGGTTAATTCACGACAGTTTAAATGAACATGAACACTGGTACGTGGACTGAAGTGAGCTTTGGCTGGTAATTCAGCGTAGAGATGGTTAATAGCTGCTTCAATTTGATGTGGTGTGCTAGGAGATGAGATAAACTCACGACCTGCATTCCGTAATGAACCATCGCTTGCTACACTCCAAGAGTGGGTAAGTTTAAATTCAGTGTCGTCTAGATTCTCAACTTCAACTTCAATACCAGTAAGTGGTCCATTGTATTGTGAAAACTGTTGATTATCAGTAAGCAGTTCGTTTTTATTAACTTTCAAGCTAGGAAAGTCACGGAGTTCACATAATTTCACGTTCGGATTCCCGTTCAAAGTCTGGGGCTGTAATCTGCCCAGATTTCGTAATATGTCCGATAGCACCGTATCTGTACCAGAGGATATAGTCATCTTTCTTTCCTTGTGATAGTGCCATGTTACGGCTTAGTGCTACTGATTGATAGTTTTTGTTATTAAGTAAGTCAAGGGCTTCTTTTAAGCTGTGATACTTTGGATCAAAAGCCTCTCTAATCTTTTCAAAACAAGGTAAGTTATCACGTCCCTGTAATGATAGATACTGAGTCATTGGAACATCAAATTGACAATTGTTTTGATGAATGCCACGTTTCCATTGACGCTCAGGCCTACGACTAAAGAACATAGCACGATCTTTGTGTTGAATGTATCCTGTTTTAGGAATACGAAAGAAGATCTTAGCTTGTGTGTTATAGTTAAGGATGATAGTACCAAGAGTATCAGACTGTAGTTCAAGCTCAGGGAACTTTTTACCAAGTGTACGCATACGTTGGAATTGGAAGATACCTGTGGTTTTACCCATTACAACTTGCACAAAACTTCCTTGATACTTGCGTTCGAAGTCTTCAAAGATTTGATTTGGATTCATACTAGTCTTGGTAATACTTCATTGATGCGAGCTAATAAAGACTCATCAGAGTTATTGATACAGTCTTGGATCATAGATCCTACTTCGTCAGGGATTGTGTGCCCATCACGAACAAACTGTACAGCTTTTTGTGTTTGATTGAATGCCCATTCTTTGAGCTCATCGCTTTGTAACCAAGCGTTAGAAGCTGTGCGATACTCAACACCATAAGATTTAGGACGGTAAGCACCAGCTTTGCCATACAAACTGCGACGCTGTGTGTCTTTGTCAAATGCAACCATTTGAGCACCAACAAAGAGATCCATAGCTTTGATTAGATCAATTTTGTCTAATTCAGGAGCTTCAATGTGGATGTGTCCACCAGCAGATCGCAGTTTAGCATCTTTAGCCCTAGGTCGAGGATTAGGAGTGCCAAAGTTCCAAGCGTTAAAGTCAGGCTCACATCCAAAAGTTTGCGCAGCTTCTGTTCTGAGTTGATTGCTAGCAAATCTAGCAGAAGGGGTATGAACAACATTAAGTCCCAACTCACTAGCACGGTTAGTAATCCAGCTAAGATTGTAATTAATGACACGGACGAACTCCTTTACATCGTTGGTTGGTGGTGTGTTGAATTCAACGGTTACGTTGTCTTCTTGAACAGAGCAACCCTCACCAATCGGCATTGGTTCATCTTTGCTACCACCGATGAGACCAACAGATGAGATGAACTCACCAGTTTTAGATTGAAGGAATGTTTCAGGATCGCTACCTACACGTACATATTGGTTCCACATAATTAATGATTCCTTTTCATTTTATGTTTAATCTGATTGACAGTAAATTCTATTTCACCTGTTGAGCAAGCCCACTCAGGATGCCACTGAAAGCCTAACGCATTGATTTGAGGAAAGTATACAGCCTCTGGCTCAACTCTAACCAAGGTTGGGTCCACCCCATC